GCTGGATGAGAGGGTCCAGTCCTCGCTTGGGTCGTTTGTAAGCGACGATATGAAGTCCTGAGCTACCTGCAGTTGGTCGCTTAAGACCTCATCCTCGTTGTCCTGCCAACCCAGCGTAGGGCTGCCTGAAACCACTCCGCCCATCGGCTTAATGGATTCAACACGGTCAGAAAAGTAAACCCCAACCACCAAGTCCAAAGTACCAGCATCAGTACTTGCAGACTGAACGTCCGCAAACACGAGCGGATAGACGATGCGCTCACGGCTTGGGGTTCGCAGGTTGATGGTGTTGTCCGTGCCGATTGCAAGCGGGTCGCCCGTCCCGAAGGAGTTTACTTGCGGATGGTTGTTGGCAAGGTCCAGCAGGGCTTGCTTGATTTTTATCCAAGACATAGGCTTGTAGTTTCAGTATGTTTTTTTTGTGCGCTCCCATCGTTAGCAGTCGTTACACGCCCCGAATTGACCGTAGGGGTAGGGGTAGTCAAGGTTGCTGATTCCCATACGGAAACCACGCTCCAAGACCATTCCTGTGCGGTAGTTGGTAGCGTTCGGGTAGATGGTGTCAAGGGCCGATGGTGGAGAGTTCCAAAGCGGATAGGAATTGCGGTTCTCCATGAGGTATCGGGTAATGCGTTCGGAATACCACTCGGCATCGTTCTTGACCTTATCGGTCAGCCGGGTAATCTCTTCCATGCTCATTTGGCTGCTTTCCTCGCTCGTCCTGCGAACCATTCCTTTGTTCATGTACTTGAATGCAAGGACCATCGGCAACTCGTAGTAGAGCCATTGAATCATTGCTGGCTGGATGTAGTCCTCCAAGAGTGTTTGGTTCAGAACAGACGTTGAACCGCTGACCACTTGGCTGACGAGTTCCCCGTACAACGGAGAGCCAACGATGGGCTGAATCCGCATCTCTTGGACCTTGATGACCGTTGGGCGTATCTGCGTGTAACTGACGTTCTCGTTGATGATGCTATTGTCCAGTAGCGTTTCTTCGCTTATGAATAGTGCCTTCATGCCTTGCTGATTTTATTGCCTTTACGGATTACCAACTGCTGCTCCCATACGTGCCGGCATTGCGGCCTGTTCACTCCGCTGGGCGTGTGATACCAACCGCCTCTGCGATTCCATACCGAATATCCCATGATTGCAGAAATCCCGTCGATGTCCTCCCTCGTGTAAACCTTGCCCTGACCTGCTAAGTCCAACATGACCTTGCAGAACTCACGGCTGGAGCCTTTGTCTTTGTTGCTGAAACCTGTTGCCCAAGCGTACTTGTAGCGGACTTCAAGTACAGGCTCGGTTGCCTTCTTGCTCTCTGCGAGGTTTTCCTTGGCGATGTTGTCCACTGCCCTGCTGATGGGGTAGCGGTCCTTTGTGATTAGGTAAGCGACTCGCTTGGCGACCTTCGCCTTGCTGACTCCGAACTCCTTGGCCATTTCTTCAACCGATGCGTCCCGGTTCTTCTTGCGGTAGGCCTCAATCTTGAGGTCCAATTCTTTTTCTTCTTCGCCAAGTTCGGCAAAGGCCAAGCGGATATTCTCGTCGATGTTGGTGTCAAACCGCATCGGCTTGGAGTGCATGACATGGTAATCGTCGGCATGGCTTCCAAACTTGCTTGCAACCACTTCCAAGACCTTGAACTCTTCCTCGCCCCATCCGTAGTCCTCGTCGTCATCTTGGCCCCATTGAGGCTCGCTGAACTCTTGGGGCTGCACTCCGAGCATCGTGTCAATCTCTTGGGCTGACAAACCGAAGCCGGCTGATAGCATCGTCCGAGCCATCTCCAGCGTGATTTTGTCCTGCATATACTGCCTGACGATACGCATCAGGTTTTGGTACTCACGGCCCGATAGTTTCTTGATGTTCTCGTTTGATGCCAAGCCTTGCGGTGCAGTAGGTTCAGGGCTGACCTCTACGGCTGCAGTTGCTCCTGCAAGACCCGAACCCTCTGCCTTTGCAGGCAAGGACACCAAAGCCCTGATTTCGTTTGCTGACATAGATTCCAAGACCTTGTTGGCAACCAACGGAGAGAGCGAATTGATAGCCGTGATAACATCTTGGACGCTTGATTCGGTCTTGATTTCAATCGGTGGCAAGCCTGCTTTCTCACGCAGTTCTGCGGGGGTCATGGCTTGAAGGAGAGCCTGTTCGCTCAACTGCTCCGTGATGGGGTTGGTAGGGATTAACTCCATGCCTTCCACACCGTTGAAAGACCCCAAGTAGTTTATCATTCTTTCGACCTTCTGCACCCGGTCGTTGACGTAGGTCGCCTTGAATAGTTCGTAGGCCTCGACCAATTCGTTGCGTCCACCCAATTGGCCTTCGGTCTTGACCCCGAAAAGCATAGGGTTGGTAACTCGATGGGCGATAAAGATTTCCTGCTGGATGGCCTTGTTCAAGATTTCGAACTGCTTGTCCATGTCGCTCGGAGTGAGCGGTTCCAGCGTCGGGGCCTTTGCTGCATCGTCATTAAACGTAACCACGAAGCGACCAGCGTTGTCGGTTCCCGAAAACTTGCGTTTGATTTGCCTCTCGATGTCGCCCTGTTCTTCGGGTGTCGGGATGCCATTGTTGAAGTTGATTAAGTAACCACCCCAAAAGTTGTTGCGGAGGTTGTTGTTGTGGAAGTTCGCCACTTGCACGTCTGCCTCAATCCAAGCATTGCCCCCAATATATTCGGGGAGAGGATAGTGCTTCACGCCTGCTGCGTACACACGATAGTAGAACAACTGCTTTCCGATGCGGTTCTCGGTGTCAAAGGCAGGGATTTTCTCAATGTCCCCGACCTTCGGGAACAACTGCATCATGTCGTCGTTGTACCAGTCGGCTACCTGGAACATCTTCTCCTCCTTGTCAACCCTGATTTTCTCGAACGGGATGTGTTCCATCTTGGCGATGGTCCCAAGTTTGGACCAAGTAATCGCAACCGCAAACCCGTTGAAAATCTCCAAGTCAAGGACCAATTTCTCCGTGATATCGTTCAGGTCCTCCGTGCTTGACATTCCGTCGAAGAACTTGATGAACCGGGCCTCTTGCTCTACGGTCAGGTTGTCCCCTGCCTGCCATCCACCGCCCATGATGTAGTTTACCTTGCCGTTGACGATAGCGTTGTGCTTGCTTGACCGACGATAGTTGTCCAGCAGGTAGTAAGGATATTCGTTCGCAAAACCATAGGTTATGTACTTGCCGGAGCGGTTCTCCAGCATCACAGGAACCTTATGCTCTATCCCAAGCCATTGGGTGAAGTGCTGCGTTGACTTGCTCATAGCGTATGAACTGTGAATGAAAGGGCTGAAATCGTGATTGCATCGCCACTTGAAATTGCGTTGATGTAAATCGTGAACTCATCGTTGACCGCACCCGTAACGTAAGCCTCCGTGTAAACGGCATGGCCGTTCGTATGAGTTGTGGTGATGTCAGTCATTGACTGGTCTATCGGTGTGCCGTTCTTGGCGACGTAAACCTTGATTTGGTTGTTGTTGTTCTGCGACAAGACTATGGACGCAGCGATGCGAAGGGCCGCATTCGTTGTGCCGGTGTAGGTTATCGAGTTGGTAGTCCTTGTAAAATTATAGGTTGACAAAACGCCCGATTTCATCGCACTTGTCAACTTGACCCTTTGCCCTTGCGTTGGGGTGAAGGCCGTGTCGGTGTCAAGGTAAAGGTTCGCAAAACCCCTTTCCCGGTCAAGCGTTGCGGTGTCTGCGAGGTCATCAAATAGACCACCAACCCTTGTAGCGGTGTTGGCAGCGGCAACGGTTTCGTTGGCAATGGTCGCAGAACTCGCTTGAAGTTGCGCTCTTGTTTGTACGCTCATTAGTTAAAGGTTTGGTCAAAAGTTGGGTCGAATATGCCCCCGGCATAGACGCTATAATTGATTGTATTGGCGTAGGTGTTGAAGCCTATCGTTGCGGTTTGTATAAATGCCAAGCCCGTTTCAACGACCGCCAAAGCAGCGGCAACCGTGCTATTGGTATCGTAAACTTCATATTTATACGAGCCTGTTTCAAGCGACCCCACGGCAATCGAAAATTGGTCATAGCGGTTGGTATAGTTGGAAAGGTTGGCAGATTTCAGCAGGGTGAAATCGGTCGTGGTGTTCTTTGCGATGCTCGTGAGTCGCAAGATGTAGCGGTCCCCCGTGCCGGAACGCTCGGTCCAAGTAACCGTCAGGGTGTTGGTTGTGTCAGGGCTAATGTAAAGCATCTACCCCTAAATGTACCGACCGCCCTTATTTCACAATTTGCGCCCAATCTGCCTGTATAGTTCGGCCCGCTTCTTGGCGGTTTCGACCACATTAAACCGTGATTTTATGTCCCTCGTGAGGTTGTCAGCCAAGCCCTTACGAAGGTCGGGGTCAAGGATTAACTGCTTGATATACTTGTACCAGTCCTTGGGTTTGTTGTAAGGAACCAAGAACCCGTTCTCTCCGTGTTTGATTACGTCGGTGTAGGGGATGGTTTCGCTTGCGATGATGGCCTTGTTCATCCAGCCTGCCTCAACGACCTTCAACTCGGATTTGAGTTTGTTGAACTTGGTATCTCGAAGCGGTGCAAGGGTAACGTTCACGAAGTTGTAGCCCCCGACGTACGAGTAGATGTCAGCAGCCTGAATGCGTCCGTAGTTCGGATTATTCCCTTGGTCGCTGATTATCTTCTCGTAGCCTTCGTACACGGGATTGTTGTCGTTCCACCCTCCGAGATAGAGCCTGTACTTGCCATCCAAGTTTGCGTCCCAGCGTAACTTCTGCATCCCTTCTCGTAGCAGTTCCATGTCCTCGCCGTGCTGCGCCCCTCCGAACCAACCGAACTTGACGAGGTGCTTGTCGGGTTCTTCCTCCGGGTTGGGAATGAACTGCTGATAGGCTTCGTATGGCTCATTCTGCAAAATGCTCACATTCGCATTTAGAGGCCGTATGCGGGCAGCAAGATGCTCGGTGGTACAGGTAACCCAATCAGCCAATTTGATGTGCTTACGGATGACCTCTGCGAGTTTGGTTTGATGGTAGTGGCGGTACATGATGTGGCCACTCTCAAGGACCCAGTAGTCGTCCAAGTCAAGGATGACTTTGGCTCCGTATTGGGTCAATGCTTTGTAAACATTTTCGACTTGCTCCATCGTCCCTTGACACCACAAACGGCTGAACAGGAACAGGTCAATGGACTTCAACCCCTCGTCGCTAATCGTGGTGATGTTCTCAACGCAGACGTAATCGAACTCCGGGTAGTTGTCGCCCAAGTATGCGTTCGGCATTTCAAGGCGATAGAAACTGCACCCGGTTGGATGGGCGTTGTAAACGATGCAAATCTTCATGGCCGTAAAAATAAGAAGGGCAGCCATTGCTGACTGCCCCTCCCAAACCTCAGATGATGAAAACCTGATGCGAAGATACTACGAACCGAGTATCTGCGTAGTCGATGGTGTAAAGACTGTTGATGCGATTAGAAACATCGGGTCAGGCTCCATTCCGGAAAGCGTTATTTCGTAGCCGTTTCGGTCGCCAAAGGCAGTGCCACTTCCAGCGGTTCCAGCGGTTGCCTCAAGGCCATTTATAGCACCAAGCAACCAGTAACGACTATTGTTGTCTTGAACGATGACGATGACTTTACTACGAGCGAGCAAACGGAGTTCATTGCGTACTGCGACTTGCATTTTGTTGATGGTGAAGGTAACCTCCGGTGAGTAGAAGATTGTGCCATTCTCCATGCTTGCGTTCAAAGTTTCGGTCATGGATGACGTGGCTTTGGTCAAGTCGTATTCAAAAAAACCGCTTGCATTGTATCCGGTGAACCCCGTAACCGCACCTGAAAGGTTAGCGTTACATGACCCGGTAGAAATCCAGTTTTGGACGTAAATTGCTTTAATGCCACCGACTGAATCACGGCAGCCGAGTGTGTAACCAGTTGTTAGTGCGCAGGACATATGTGTATTTGGGGTTTAAGTTTCAAGAGAACAAAAAAGTGAGGGGAGGTTTCCCTCCCCCCTACACATTAGGTCAAGCGGAAGTCAACAATCTGGTCGGGATAAGCGAACTGGACACCTGCTTTGAAGGCTGCTTGGAAGCGGACTTCGTCGTTGTCTTTGCTGAACCAAATCGAGAACTGCTCTTCGTCGCTCAACAAGTCGGTTCCGTAGAACAGGTTGCCGAGGTAGGTTGCAACGATGCGGTTCGTGTTGGTCAAGCCGGGAACGGCAACTACACGGACGTTTGTGCCGGGATAGATTATGTCCCCGTCAGCAAGTCCAGCCAAGTCAACTTGGTTGTACATAACGCCTGTGGAGGCTTTGAAAGCACCAATCAAGGTACGGAAGTTATTCCAACCGCAGAAGATTACGAGGTCAGTTCTTGTCAGAATGGCCTGTGGAATTTGGTTGTAGATGCCGTCGAAGATGGCAATAACGTTGTTTGTAGTGATACCAACGGATGCAGAAACCGCACCTGTGTTACCGCTGATTGTAGAACCCGAAGCAGCGTTCAAGAGTTGGTTGATACCGCTGAAGTAAGCGTTACCCTGCCAAATTGCATTCTCCAAAGCCTCAGCGATGCGAAGAGCCTTCTGCTCGGAGAAAGCCTGCTCGAAAGGAACACCGTCGTAGGTAGAGCCAGCAGTCAACTGGGTCTGCATCCAATACTGCTCCAAGGAGCGAGGACACAAGGTTTCTTGCACTTTCATACGGCCAACGGTGATGTTGCGTTGTGTGAACGCAGTCGTGCCTGAAGTTGTGTAACCGCAAGTGTCACCGCTCTGCAATACTGCATCGGTGTCCATGAGGTTCAACGCAGCAGCGAACTTGATGCCCACCTGCTTGGTGAACAGGGCTGCTGAACGGGCCGAGAACACGGCCTTGGTGATGAGAGGAAGCCTCTCTTGGTCGGTGTAGGAGGTTAATCCTGCAAAAGTAAATGCCATGGTTAGTGGGGGTTTAGGGGTTTAGTTTTTTTTGAGTGATTGAAGTGCTTGTGCGAGTGCGTTGAAGTTCTGCGAGGCTTGAGCCTTGCGTTGCTCAACGATTGCTGAACCGCTGGCCTTGGGGGCTTCGGCTGGGAGTTCGGAAACCTTCTCAACGATGTCGGCCATGGTTTCAACCTGCGATGCGAATGCGGACATTTTCTCTTTCATCTTGCCCATTTCAGCGTATGCTGCCTTGAGTTCTTCCATGATGGCTCCAAGGTGCTTGGCGACGATAGCCTCCACAACTTCGGGGGTCATTAGCGGATAAGCGTCCTTGATCTCCTCGGTAACCTCAACGGCCACTTCGGGAGTGATTTCAGCAGCAACAGGCAACGGCTCGATGACCGGGGTCGCCACTTCGGCAGCGATGACCTCAACGATCTTGCCTCCTTCGGTCTTGATAGTTCCAACGCCTTCAACGACGTGTTCGCCATCGGGCGCAGGGAGTGTGCCGTCCTCGGCAACGACGTAAACGGCAGTACCGGCAACGAGGTCCCCGTCAACACGGACAACCGTGCCATCGGTCAACTTGTAGTCAGCGAAGGACTGCTTTTGGGTGCTGAATTTGCGGAGTTCAGTCCGCAGGGATTCGATTGCGTTTTTCAGCC